AATATCCAGAGCGGAAAGCTGGAGGCTGTAGAGCGTGAGGTAATGATCCCTACTCTTAAGAAGTTTGTAACAGAGGAGGCTCTGGAAAAATATAAAGCAGGGAGGGCTAGTTAATGAATTACTTTGAAATGAAATGGAGGCTCTCCGCTTGCAGAATACAGGCAGGATACTCACAGGCAGAGGTAGCAGAGATCTTAGGCTGTAGTGATAAGACTATTGTTAGCTGGGAAACAGGTAAGACAGCTCCTAAGATGGAGAAAGCACAGGAGCTTAGTGATCTGTACGGTATCCCTCTGGCTTATATGGATTTTTCAAAAGTTGGAAACTCTACACCTCTTAGAGAGCGTGAGAGTGAGCCACAGATCCCAGTTTTTTAATTTATAGGAGGAAAAAAAGATGATTAAAGGACAGTTTGCAAAAAATTTACACAAAGCAGTTTCAGAGAGAGGGATTAAGCAGGTAGAGCTTGCTAAGGTGCTGGAGGTACCGCCTACTACAGTAAATGGGTGGATGAGAGGAGCCCATTTACCAGACATTGAGAAGTTAATGGAAATTTGTGATTATTTGGAAATGCCTGTAGGAGAGATGTTAGGAGATCATAGACATATTAACGATTTAGACGAGGTTAAGCATCTTATGGATGTATCGCTTAAACAGAAAGCCTATATTGAAAATTTAGAGGCGGAGCTTAATGAGTGTAAAATGTTAAATAATCAGCTTATGAGCGATCTGGATGCAGATGAGGGGCTTGCAGAAATTTGTGTGAATGAGTTTATTGCAGATACCATAAAGGCTGTAAAAGACGTTGGCGTAAAGAAGATTACGGTTGAGTTTTGATAAAGAAAAAGAGCCAGCTTTTGCAGGCTGGCTCCATCCAGAGGATTACTCCTCTTTAAGATTTTGTAGCTCATTGATGCGTTGAGCTAATCCCTTAAGTAGCTCCAGATCCTTATCTGATAGTGAGATAGATAGCTTAAATAAATCGTATAGAGAGGGCTTACTCTCTAAGATCTTTGAGATTAAAGCAGGATCAGTAGAAAACTTTTCCTGTGAGAAAATCTCTGGATCTCTTAGGAGATCCGTAGCATCTATCCCTAGATAAGTTGCTACAGCCTCAATCCTATCCATTCTAGGAGTGTTCTTTCCAGTACACCATTGAGAAACTGTAGAGGAGCTGTAGTGGAGATCGTTGATTAGATCTTGCTGAGTTTTACCTTTTACCGCTAGGTAGTAGGTAAGTGCTTTAGCAAATGTACTCATTGTTTTTACACCTCCTCTCCTTTGAGGGATAAGTTAATTATACAGTATTACAGAGAAAAAGTAAAGTAAAACAGAGATAAAACTCTGTAAAACAGAAAATTAGGTATTGACATCTCTGCAAAACAGGATTATATTATAATTGTTCTCTGAGAAACAGAGAGAACACAGAGGGGGTACTCCCCTCATATATTTTTGCTATCAATCTCTATTAAACAGAGAATGATATACAATAAAACAGAGATAAAGGAGGTACAAGCTAATGAATTTAGCGGAGTTAAAGGAGGCTTATAAAGCCAGAAAGTTAGCCTTAGACAGTGCAAAGAAAGAGGAGGAGAAATACAAGGCACTCCTTAAGGATGCGATGTTAGAGGCTGGAGAAAGTGATTACACGGATGAGGCTGGATACCGCTTTGAGCGAATTGTGCAGGAGCGTAAGAGCATGAATGAGGAAAAGCTCTTAGCAGAACTCCATGAGAGAAACCTTACTAGCTGTATCACAACTAAGGAGGTTGTAGATGAGGATGCAACTCTTAAGGCGGTAGAGGCTGGAGAGTTGCCACAGGAAGTATTAGCAGATGCCTTACAGGTAACAGAGGTAGTAATGCTTAAGCTCACAGCTCCTAAAAAGGCAAAGGCTAAAAAGTGATAACGATCTGGAAAACTCCAATAGTAGCCACAGTAGAGCAGGTACTTAAGGATCTTAAGCTCCAGCTCTATGGAGCAGGGCTACTTAGGGAGATTAAAAACACAGGATCGGATCTTATGTGTACTTGCCCTTTTCACGCAAACGGTAAGGAGCATAACCCATCGTGCGGAGTGCTCCTACAGCAAAAGGTAACAAAGGATAAGACCTACGAGGCTGGTACGGTGCATTGCTACACCTGTGGATACACAGCGGATCTACCTCAGTTTGTAGCGGATCTGTTAGGGCTGAGTAGCCCAGTAGAGGGCTTTAAGTGGCTGGTAAATCAGTACAACTACCAGACGGAGGAGAGAGAGCTCCCAGATCTGGATATGTACAGAGGATCCACAGCTAAATCCTCAGTACTGGAGGAGAGCTTAGTAAAGCAGTACACACAGAACCTCCTACAGAGTGAGGAGGCGTGCAGGTACTTACATAAAAGGCGGATAGCTAACTGGGTGCTAGAGGCTTATGAGCTGGGGTTTGATCCAGAGGATAAAACAGTACTTTTCCCTGTAAGGGGCATGGATGGGAAAGTGATCTTTTACAAAGGCAGGAGCATAGCTGGAAAGCATTTTTATAACGCAAAAGAGGTAGATAAAACCTCCGTAGTGTTTGGGCTCTGGGAGATCCTTAACGGATCTTTTAGCTGGGGTACATCGGATCAGATAGAGGAGGTTTGGATTACAGAGAGTGAGATAGATGCTCTCAGCCTTATCTCTTATGGAGTACCAGCGGTAGCCATCATGGGATCACATATCTCAGAGGAGCAGTGTAAAGAGCTGGAGCGTACACCTTTTAGGCGGTTCGTACTTGCCACAGATAACGATGATGCAGGGAGAAAAGGAGCCTCCCAGATCAAGAGGTTACTGATACCTAAAGGTTTTAGGTTTATCAACCTCAAATGGCATACGAGCCTAAAGGATATTAACGATCTTGTCAAAGAGTACGGAGATGGCTGGAAAGACCATCTCACAGGATATTAAAGGAGGAAAACAGGATGAGTAAAGGATTTATTACAGGAACAAATGAGGAACTTATTAAAGCGTACAAAGAGAGTAGAGATGAGAGCTATCTTAAAGAGCTCATAGAGGCTAACAAGGGGCTTATTAACCTTTTAGTATCCCCATATTTAACCTCTATCCCTAATTCTGAGTTAGAGGATCTTACAAGTGAGAGTTACATACCGATGCTTAGAGCTATAGAGGATTACGATCCAGAGCAGGGAGTAGCTTTTTCTACTCTCCTTAAGGTCTATGTACGCCAGCACCTTAACCGTTTATACAACGAGGCTACACGCCAGAAAAGATTTACAGGTACCACTCCAGATAGTTTAGATCGCTTATCTGAGATCAATAAAGAGGGTGGTACAGAAACAGATAGCACCTTTGAGGTAGAGTGTAAGGATTTTAGCTCTGTAGAGTTTATGGATCTCTTAGATAGCTTACAGCTCAACGATAAAGAGCAGGTAGCGGTAAATATTCTCATGGCTGGAGGAGCTAAGGGAGAGATTGCTAAGGCTCTCAATATTACTAATGCTACCGTAAGCTGGCATATCAAGAACCTCAAAAAGAAATTTATTTTAGCTGGTTATCAATATGCTGTCTAAATAATTTTGGTGGATGTGATTAAGTTATTTATCACGAAAAGCAAGGAGGTAAGCGGTATGAGTAGTTTAAGAACCCTGTTAGCCATCTTAAAAGGAGAGGCTGTAGTGCTTACTAAAAAGAGTGAGCATAAGGCGGATGTGCTGGTAGGAAAGAATGTGGACAAGCGTTTTGCTATCAACAGCATGGTAGGAGCTGTAAAGGCTTTGATGCTGTAGTTATAGAAAAAAAATAATCAAGGAAAAACAGGAGGATACAGAAATGGGATTACAGGATCTTATTAACAAGTATGACAATGGAGGATTTTCTAAGACAGGCTGGTTTCAGTTAAAGGATGATGGAGATACAGCTACAGTACGCCTCCTCCATAAGGGAGAGGTAGGAGTAAAGGATGGAGAAACTGATTATGATTTTCCCATCTACGAGGTACATAAATTAGATGTAGACGGTAGCGGTAGAGATCGTACTTGCCTCTGTAAAGGAGAGGGCTGTGAGTTTTGTAAGAGCGGTAATAAGCCTCAGCTTAGAATGTTCTTACAGATGATTAACAAGGATGAGAAAGATAAGGATAAGCAGGTACAGCTCTGGGAGAGAGGCTTAACAGACATTAAGAACCTTATCGGCTTAGCTGGAGAGTACGGAGATCTCACTAAGAGAGATATTAAGATTAAGAGATCTGGAGCAAAGGGTAGCCTTAAGACTACATACCAGTATTTCCCTAAGGATCCTAGTGAGATGGAGATCCCAGAGCCTCAGAACTTAGTAGGCTCACTTATCTTAGATCTGGATCGTGAGGATCAGATTAAGGCTATCGAGGGTAGATTACAGCTTAACAAGGGTAACAATAACGATAGTAACAATGACAGCGGAGCAGGAGCTACAAGAGTATTTTAAGGCAGGGAGGGAGGCTAAAAACCTCCCTCTTTTATTAAACAGGAGGATACAGGATGGCAAGAGAGATACAGGTAGATATGAGTAGAGAGAGCGTGGATCTGGAGGATCTTAGTAGCAGATTAGCTCATAAAAAGGTATGTAATATAAATTTGAAAAGAAACCAGAATACCTTACTTAAAGGGCTGGAGGTAATAAATGAGCTGGTAAAGAGCGGTAGGCTCCATGCTGAGGGAGAGTATGAGATTATCCGTACTCCAGAGAGGCTTAAGGAGGTAATGGAAACCTACTTAACTGGAGTAAGTGAGTATGTACTGGATGTGGAAACTACAGGGCTGGATGTGTATAACGATATTTTAGTAGGTATCTGTTTATATAATCCAGATCTCCCTAGTTTCTATGTACCGTTTAATCATACGGATCTCCAAAATAAAAGAGTTGAGGGGCAAATGACAGAGGAGGAGTGTAAGGCGGTTATGCTCCCTTATCTGGCTAATGGATCCCTTAAGTGCATCAATCATAATATTAAGTTTGATGATAAAGTAGTTACTTTCCAGTGGGGGCAGAGGATCGCTAATGTATGGTGGGATACTAATATAGCTGGATGGGTACTCAATGAGAATGAGAAACACGGATTAAAACCGATGTATAACAAGTATATCCTCAATGGGGAGGGCTCAGATGAGGATTTTGGAGATCTCTTTGAGGGTATCCCATGTAACTATATCCCTATTGATATTTTTGCTATTTATGGTGCTAACGATGGTTTTAAAACATGGGCTCTGTATCAATTTCAGAAAAAGTATCTTAGAGAGGATCATCCGAGAGCAGACTACAGAAAGCTCTATCATGTGTTTAGAGATATTGAGATGCCTCTTATTGATGTTTGTATGGATATGGAGCTTAGAGGTGTAGAGATCCGTGAGGATTATGCTAAGGAGCTCTCTGTAAAATTTAATGCAGAGATGGCAGAGAAAGAAAAGCTCTGTGATGAGTATGTAGCTAAGTTTGATAAATACATAGAGGAAAATCCTACTCTTATGAGATTAACTAAGGGTACTAAGAAGATTAACTATAACAGCCCTCAACAGGTTGCTTGTTTATTCTATGATATTTTCAAACTGAAAAGCGTATCCAGAAAAGAGCCGAGAGGCACAGGAGATAAGATAGTACAACAGCATAGAAACAAGGCTAAAAAGGCAGGTACTAAAAAGGGAGAGGAGTTTATCCAGTTTTTAGATAACTACCAGAGATACAAGGAGTGCGGAAAGCTCTTAGGAACTTACATAGATAAGATCCCAGAGGTTAAGTGTGCTAAGACTAATGCAGTACATACTACATATAACCAGTATGGGGCTAAAACAGGTAGATTTAGTAGCTCCGATACAGTTACTAAGATCAATCTCCAGAATATCCCTAGCCATGAGAAAAGCATCCGTAAGATCTTTAGAGCCAGAGATGGTTATAAGTTTGTAGGTGGAGATTTTAGCCAGATTGAGCCACGAGTACTCTCTTATGTATCTGGAGATGAGGCTATGCAGGAGGCATACAGAGAGGGTAAAGATCTATATGCTATCATGGGCTCTAAGGTTTATGGAGTGCCTTATGAGGATTGTAGAGAGTTTTATCCAGATGGTACGGTAAACGCTGAGGGTAAACACAGGCGTACAACTATGAAAAGTGTACTCCTAGGTATTATGTACGAGCGTGGAGCTAAAGCCATCGGAGAGCAGTTTGATAAATCCGCAGAGTGGGCTCAGAAACTTATTGATGATTTTTATAAGAGTTTTCCTAAGATCCAACAGCTCCGCCTTAAGGTAGAGAAGATGGCGGAGGAGTACGGATATGTAACTACTATACAGGGTAGAAAGAGAAGATTACCAGAGATGCAGTTACCAGATCACGATGATTACCGCTATCAAGAGGCTCACAGGCAGAGCCTTAATGCTGTAATACAGGGCTCCAGTGCGGATATTATGAAATTAGCCATGATCGCTATTTACAATGATCCACAGTACAAGGCTCTGGATTGCCACATGGTAATAACCGTACACGATGAGTTAATTATGGAGGTACCAGAGGATCATATTAAGGAGGGAGCAGATCTCTTAGTAAATACTATGAAAAGAGTAGGACACAGCCTAATAGATCTCCCTATGAGCGTAGATGCTGAGGTAAATGATTATTGGTATGGAGAGAACTTAGCGGATGATTATTTAGAGGAGGAGTAAGCCTATGGGATATTTTCCTTTACCAGAGCTAAAGGGTAAGCCTAACAGGATCTTAGTAGATGGTAAAACTCTAAATCAAATAGCTAAGGAGAGCGGTATAAGGCTGGATACCGTACAGCATAGATATAGCAGAGGTGTAAGAGATTATGAGGGCTTAACAAAGCCCTCTCATATCAGAGTAGAGCACGAAAAGACACAGAGGAAAACCTACTCTATAATGAGTGCTGGAGAGAGAGTAATGGAGAGGATCTGGGAGCTGGATATACCTCTCCAGACTATCTCCGATAAAACAGGGATAAGTAGATCCACAATATACGCCTTTTTATATAACGGTACAGATCTTAGCAGTATGAGGCTTGCTAAGATCTGTAGCTTTTTAGGATTATCAATGGATTATGTAATGGGATTAAAACAGGAGGATAACTAATATGAGTATGATGGAATGGGCTAAAAGAGAAGTAGAGATAGCATCTAAGAGAGAAAGAGGAGATAAGCCAGAGAGTGAGTGGGATTATGGCTGTGCTTGCTATGATAGTGCTCTTAAGGCGTTTGAGAGCCTTTGTGGAGATGGTCACAGCGGTTTTAGTATCGGCATTACAAAGGGGATCCTTAATAGATTGATAGAGAGAAAGCCTCTTACTCCGATTGAGGATACAGAGGATGTATGGAATGTATGTAGCAGAGGAGAAAATGGTGGAGTAGCTACATACCAGTGTAAGCGTATGAGTAGCCTGTTTAAGGATGTATACCCAGATGGTACAGTAAAATATCACGATAACGATAGATATTATTGTATTAAATGGGATGATCCTAACCTGTGTTGGCATAATGGGTTTATTGGTAAGATTTATAGTGAGATGTTCCCTCTTACTATGCCTTATATGCCATCTAATAAAGCGGATGTGATTGTATGCGATGAGCTCCTCACAGATCGTAAAAACGGAGATTTTGATACCTTAGCGGTATTATCTATCCAGAGATCTAACGGAGAAAAGGTAGAGGTAAACAGATACTTTAAGGAGGGAGAAAAGAGCTTTATAGAGATCTCTCCAGAGGAGTATGAGGAGCGTAAGAAGATGCACGAAAAGAGGCAGGAGCAGGAGGCTAAGGCACAGGATGAAAATTAGATATAATCGTTTTGCTGTATTTCCTGTGATGTGTCACGATTGCCATAGGTATATTTGGATGGAGCCTTATAGGAGGGCTGATGTGTGGCATAACTGGTTAGATAGATATGTAAAGAAAACTATCTGTAATGAGTGCCTTAAAAAGTATGATGTAGGAGGTAAACAGTGAGATATAAAGTATATGATGAGGAAGATAATAAAGAGAGAACTCTGGAGGAGTGCGTAACTCCTTTGGAGGTAGGATCTGTAAGGAGAGTGCAGGTTAAAAAGGGAGATACCAGAGAGGTACATCATTTTAGAGTATTGGAGGAGTTAAAGAGTGTTTGATTTTAACGGAGAAAATTTAAAGGTAGGAGATAAGGTAATAGTGTATCAGAGCCACTTTAGCAGTAAAGCCTATTATGTAGGTACTGTAGTAAAAAGAACTCCTACAGGGCTCTTAGATATAGAGTGGGGGAATGGTAGAAAAGAGAGATTTAAGAGTAATGGATATGAGTATCATAGATCCTCTGGATACGGTAGAACCTCATTTTATTTAGAGCCCTATACTGAGGAAAGAGGTAGGCAGGTTATACAGGAAAATAAGAGAAAGTGTATGGTAGGCTGGCTTAAGGAGTTTGATTATACAAAACTCTCTTATGAGGAGGCAGAGCAGGTATATACTCTGGTAGCAGGTTTGAAAAATTCATAAAATTAGTATCTAAGGAAACCTCCTTTATGTGATTAGGATCGATCAAAACATAAAGGAGGTTTTTCTATTGAAAGTAGATATTTTTAACACAGAAAACAAATATAAGATAATCTATGCAGATCCAGCATGGTTATACAGGGATAAGGCGGTAGCAGGAGGTAGAGGAGCTGGATGCCATTACACAGTAACCAGTTTAGAGGATATAAAGGCTCTCCCTGTGGAAAAGCTGGCAGATGATGATAGTGTGCTTTTTATGTGGGTTACAATGCCATTTTTAGAGGAGGCTTTTGATGTGATGAGATCATGGGGCTTTGAGTATAAAACCTGTGCTTTTACATGGATAAAGCAGAATAAGAAAGCAGATACTCTCTTTTGGGGTATGGGTAATTGGACTAGGGCTAATGCAGAGTTATGCTTATTAGGTGTAAGAGGAAAGCCTAAGAGAATGGATGCAGGAGTACACAGTGTAATTATGAGCCATATAGAGGAGCACAGTAAGAAACCAGCGGAAACGAGAGATAGGATTGTAAAGTTAATGGCAGGGGGGGGCTACCTAAAATAGAGCTCTTTGCAAGACAGAGTATAGATGGCTGGGATTGCTGGGGAAATGAGGTATAGAGGTATAAGAATTGTAGGAGGTGTAAAAGCCTCCTCTTTTTTTTTATCTAAATTTACTTACCGTTTGTGATTAGGTTACTTATCAATCAAAACAGGAGGATCAAGGATGGTAAGACAGATTAAAAGAAAGTTGAGAAGATTTTACAGAACTCATAGAGAGGGCTGTGAGCTGGTAGGAGATTTTGTTGGAGCTTTAAGTATTTTTGTATTTTTATTTGAGCTCTATATCATCGGAGTTATGTTAGGAGGTCACTAATGGGAAATGTAATTTTAGGGCTTTTGTTAGTCGGCTACATAGTGGTTACTATCGTAAATCTGGTAATTGAGGTAAAGAGAGATAAAGAAACCAGACCTCTAAGGATAAGAGAAAGTAGATCCCAGATGTATTTAGCTTTTGAGCTTGCCAGATTTAATAAAAATATTGAAAAAGCTAGAGAGGAGGCGGAAAAGTAATGGGATTAAAGAGCTTAATAGCAGTAGCACAAGGAAAAAATGCAGAGAGCGTATCCTTTGAGGATAAGTTTCTTAAAAATTATGAGGAGGCTGTAAAGGCTAAGGAGCTGGAGGAGAGGCAGGTAGCCCCATCTGAGTATATCCGCCCATCTTCTATGTATGGCTGTGAGCGTATGTTATTTTTCCAGAGAGTACATGGAGGCTCCCAGAACGGAGAGCAGAGTGAGGTAAATCTTATTGAGATATGCCAGAGTGGTACAGATAGGCACTTAGACATACAGCACATAGTAGAGCGTATGGAGGGCGTAGAGTGCTTAGATCTGGAGGAGATGGTAAAAGAGGCACAGGCTAAAGGAATTAAAACAGAGTTTGTAGGCTGGAATGAGGATCATACAGAGGGTAGGTGTAAAAATGATGAGCTCTCTATCTATTTCCAGCCAGACGGAGTTATTAGATTTAATGGTAAGGATGTAATCTTAGAGATTAAAACAGAGAGTACTTACCAGTTTAGTAACCGTTATGAGCCTAAGGCGGATCACAAGTGGCAAGCTACTTGTTACGGTATGGGGCTGGGGATAGATTATATCCTTTTCTTTTATGAGGATAGAAATTTCTGTAAAAAGAAACCGTATCTCTGGAAAATAACCGATGAGATGAAACAGGCAGTACTTAACAAGATACGAACTGTAAACAATGCTTGTAAAACAGGGATCCCTCCAGAAAAGGATGATAGCAAGTGTACTTATTGTAGATATAAAAATGAGTGTGCTTTAGTGGATGCTGGTAAGTGGGTACATCCTAACCCTCTAGAAAAGCCTCAGACAGCCAAGAAAGATACAAACAGAAAAAAGGCTAATAAGTCTACAGGTAAAAAGAAAAAAGCCTCTACAGGGCAAAATACAGCGTTGAGAGCGGTATGTGGTAACTGTGAGCATTGTGGTAGAGAGATAGGAGCTTACTATTGTAGCATTGATAAAGAGGGATCTATGTATGTAGATCGCAGAAAGAAATGTAAGTTTACTCCTAGCAGATTTAAGGGGGTACAGGATGGCAAGTAATAACATCGGTAAAACCTTTGAGCAGGAGTTTAAGGAGTGTGTACCTCCAGATTATTACCTGTACCGCCTAAAGGATGATACAAGCGGATTTTATGGAGTATCTAATCCGTGTGATTATATCCTTTTCAGATCTCCTTATCTCTTTCTGGTAGAGCTTAAAACTCATAAGGGAAAGAGCATACCTATAGCTAAGATCAGACCTAACCAGATACAGGGAATGGAGAAAGCTACTCAGTATGAGGGAGTGTATGGAGGCTTTTTAATCAACTTTAGAGAGCTAGAGGAAACATATTACATAACCGTACAGGATGTGATCCAGTTTACTCAGACAGAGGAGAGAAAGAGTATACCTGTAGAGTGGTGTAGGGATCACGGAGTAAAGATAGAGCAGAAAAAGAAAAGAGTGAGATACAGCTACGATCTGGGGAGCTGGTTAAGGAGGTACTATGGAAAATCCGTGTAGTAATTGTGATAGTACATCAATGGAGATGTGTTTACTTATTAGACATTGTGAGCACTTTGTAACAAAGAAATCTAAAGAGGAGAGCAGGTGTAAAGATTATGTAGGAGTTACCTGTGTAAATGGTGGATGCCCTAACGCTATGGCGGATGAGTACCCAGAGTATGGCTATGAACATTGTACCTGTGATGAGTGTGGATATTATAAGGGCTGTGAGGATTGTGCCTTAGCAGGTACAGAGCATTGTAATAAGGCTCCTACAGGAGGAGGTAAAGATGGTACAGAGTGATAAATTAAAGAAAATCATAGCAGAGGTAAAAGAGGAGAGTTCCCCTGTAATAACCCTCTCAAATGAGTTAATAGCAGATTTTAGTAAGGAGCTTGATAGTGCTATCTCAGAGCTGGATATGATTATGGAAAGCATAGGAGAAAACTCTATAGAGGATATACCAGATAGTCAGATAGAGTATTACTGTGTTAAGATCCCAGCCCTTATGTACTATGCAGGGCAGAGAGTAGAGGAGCTGGGTATGCAGGTAGATCTAGCCTCTAACGCTAAGAAAAGTGCTCAAAATGAGGCGATGGTAAAAGTATCTGGTACTGTGCAGGAGAAAAAAGCCAGAGTAGAACAGCTCACAGAGGATAAAGCCTTAGTAGAGGCTATTTACCGCAGAGCTTATAACAGCCTCAAAGTTAAGTTAGAGATGGCTGAGAAGATCTACAGCGGATTAAAGAAATCTCTCTCAAAGAGGATAGCAGAGGTAGATCTGGATAGATTTAGTAAGGATAAATATACCAGAGAGCCAGAGGATCCTATGGAGGATTAAGCCTATGGAGCGGTGGGCTTATGAGTACTTTAGGAGACAAGCCATAGAGGATAGATGTAAGCAGGAGGCACAGTGGCTAATAGATAATCCTAAGGACAGTATCCGTAAAGTGGCTAGAGAATTTTGTATCAGTAAGAGCCAGCTACATAGGGATCTCCATGAGCTCAGAAATATAGATGATGATCTCTATGTACAGTGTAGAAATATTTTAAGGAGGCATAAAAGGCGATGTTTATAAGAGTTGAGGATCAGAGCGGAAACCTTACTATCTGGCTTAATGTGAACCAGATAGCAAAGCTAGAGGAGAGCAGGAGCTCAGAGGAGTTAATGGGATACAGTGTAACTACTGTGGATAATAAGGAGTATTACTCTCCAGATGTTAAGGCTATACAGGCTTTATTGATGCCAGTAGTTGTACTGGAGCCAGAGAGAGATATTGTAGATGAGCTTAAAAAGCTGGATATGATGAGAGATGTTATGGCGAGGTGTTAGAGATGGAGGAAAAGTTAGATAAGTTTTTAGCATATCTGGAGGAGAATGGTGTAGAGATCTCTGGAGAAACAGCCTTTAAGTGTAATGATGGAGTTGTGCTATTTAGTCCTAATGATGGAGGTGGAGTAGATATAGCCATTATCAGAAATGTAATAGGCTTAAATTATAACTTAGGTATCACGGATGCAGATGTAAACCTTTTTAATACTGAGGTAGGTATTATGCAGGAGTTAGGAGGATCTGAGGATGGAGAATAATAAGCCAGTATTTTATATGTTAGTTGGATTGCCAGCCAGCGGTAAAAGCTCTGAGAGTGATAGGCTGGGAGATGTAATTGTTAGATCCTCCGATTATCTCAGAGATAAGCTCTGTGGAGATATAAACGATATGAAAAATAATGGTGCTGTGTTTACCATTTTACAGAGTTTGGTTAGAGCGGATCTATATCATGGTAAGGATGTAGTATACGATGCTACAAACTTAAAAGCGAGTTATAGAGTGGAGTTTTTGGATACTCTTAGGTTATTAAACTGTAAAAAGGTTTGTGTGTTTGTAGATACTCCTTTTGAGGTTTGTATTAGGCGTAACGAGGAAAGGGAGCGTACAGTACCTAAGGAGGCTATGGAAAGGATGAAAAGATTTTTAGAGCCTCCTACTTTTGCTGAGGGCTGGGATGAGATACGAGTAGTTAAAAATTGGAATGAAAAGGGGAACAGCGATGGCGGAGATAGATAACCTCATAGCTGAGGTAAACAAAAAATATAAAACGGATATAATCCGTAAAGCATCGGATCTTAAGGGGATAGAGTTTATCCCTTATACCTCTCCTATGATGAATTACTTAACCAGAGGAGGAGTACCTGTAGGGAGGATTATAGAGCTGGTAGGATTGCCTCAGAGCGGAAAAACTACTACAGCTCTGGATATTATCTCTAATTTCCAGAAAAAGTACACAGATAAGTACTGTGTATATCTGGATGCAGAAAACACAATAGATAAGGAGTGGGGAGAAACTCTGGGAGTGGATTGGAGTAAGGTAATCCTCATCCAGCCAGAGAGTGAGTATGGAGAGGAGCTTTTAGATATGCTATTAGATTACATAAGATCTGGTAAGGTAGGTTTAGCAGTATTAGACAGTGCTCCATTTATCATCCCTAAGGCGGTACAGGAAAAGGGTTTAGATGAGAAAAGTTATGGAGGCAATAGTGCTCTTATGAAAGCCTTTTGTGATAAAGCGGTACCTCTTTGTAAGAAAACTGAGTGTACTTTTCTTATGATTAACCAGCTCAGAGAAAACATAGGAAATCCGTACAAGCCTTTCAAGATCCCATGTGGTACAGCTATAGCTCATGCGTGCTCACAGATCCTCTGGTTTACAAAGGGATCCTTACTGGATGAGAAGTATAAAGAGGTAAGTAGCGGATATGCTAACCCTAGCGGTAATCTGGTAAGTGTAAAGGTGGAGAAAAATAAGGTTACTAAAAATGATCGTAGGCTCCAGACTTACACACTTAACTATAGTACAGGAGTGGATGAGATTAAGGATACCTTAGATCTGGCTATTATGCTGGGGATCATCTCACAGGCTGGGGCGTGGTTTAAGGCTATTCTTAAAGACGGTAAAGAGCAGAAAATGCAGGGCTTTAATGGAGTGCAGGAGTTTTATTATAACGATCTGGAGGAGCTGGAGTATCTTAGAAAACAGGTATATGAGGCAGGGATGGTATGAGAGAAATAGAGGAAACCTTAGCACATAACCTTAGAGAGGTAAGAGAGAAAAAGGGCTACACTCTAAAAGATGTGGTAAAAGGTACAGGATATACAGAGGTAAGTATAAGTAGATGGGAAACAGGTACACGGATCCCTAAGGCTACAGTACTTTACAATCTGGCTAAATTCTATGGAGTATCTGTAGATAGATTTTTCTGGAAATAAGAGCAGGAGGAGGCAGTAAAAAGCCTCCTCTATTATTTTATACAGGGGTTATATAAAAAGTAATTGACATTATTATATAGGGGGTGTATATTATAAGTGAGGTAAGAAACTAGATACGAACTGAAAGAGAGGTAAACAATATGAGATATAAAAACAGTGATGATAACAGATACAGAGTACAGTTTATGAGATCTACAGAGGAGCTTATGGATCAGCTTACAGTTAAAGAGTTTATCTCTTATCTGGAAGAAAACGCAGAGTTTGAAGATTACACAGTAGAGTACATTGATAAGAAATGTGTTAAGTGTAGAGCCTATGATCTCACAGAGGAAAACAGCAAGCTCCATAAGGAGTTTTTAGTAACAGAGGATGGTAGAGTATTTTACTGGAGATCCTTAATCAGCAAGATTGAGCTGGTAGATGCTGAGGAAGAAAAACAGGAGGTAAGTAAGATGGTTATTAAGAGATTAAAAGGAGCTAAGTTTGGTACAGATAGAATAGCTAGAGTAGTTACAGGATATGCCCTCTATGAGGAGGGCAAGGGCTACATAGCTTTTAGCTCAGATAGAGATGAGTTTGGTATTTTAGCTCCATATATTCCCTGTGGAGGGAAAAGAGCTTTACAGAGTATTTTAGATGCTGGAGGCTTTTGTAGCTTTGATGGTATGGAGTATGTACAGGAGTTGGGAGCCTAAGGGCTCCCAGATTGGAGGGAAATATGTTTACAGTTTATCTTAAGAGTGCTGGAGGCACAAAGAAATACTTTACAGAGTTTGAAACAGAGGCGGAGGCTGAGAGCTTTTGTAGAGAGTATGGCTGGGAGTGGGTAGATGAGAATGAGTTTGTATGGGATATGGATTATGAGGAGGCGTAAAGATGGCTAAGATCGTTTATCTGAGAACCGATAAAAACGGTACTAAGTATTATGCTAATTACACTTGCCCTAGATGTGGAGGAGCTGGAGGATCTGATAAATGGGCTTTTACAGGCTGGACTTGTTATGAGTGCGGAGGAACTGGAGAAAGACCTACTCCAGTTATTGAAAAAGAATATACTCCAGAGTATAGAGCTAAGCTGGATGAGAGAGCTAGAAAGAGAGCAGAGGCTAAGAGGGCTAAGCAGGTAGAGGAGTTTAATAACAATCGTTTAGCAATAGCTGAGAAATACGGATTTAATCCAGAGGGTAAGATCTATGTAGTAACAGGTAACACCTATGAGATCCGTGAGGAGCTTAGGGAGGCAGGAGCAAAGTATAGAGGAGGGATTAACTGGTATTTCTTAGAGAAACAGGATAGATACCCTACAATAGAGCTTAGTTATGAGGAGTGCCTTAATATCTATCCAGAGTACGGTACAATGAGCTGGAAAGACCTTACAGAGGTACAGGCAGTACTTAACAGTAAGATCCCTACAGAGGAGGATCCTAGCCAGTATGTGGGGCAGGTAGGAGAGAGGTTAGATCTGGTAGTAACTTTTAAGAAAAGATCTACCTATGAGATCCCTAGCTATGCAGGATGGGGTACAGATGCGGTAGGGATCAATGTATTTAGAGATGATGCTGGTAACTGTTTTATCTGGAAAAGTACCTCAGCATTTTTTAATATAGCGGAGGGATCGCAGGTAAGATTGAGAGGAACTGTAAAGGAGCATAGCGATTATAAAGGAACTAAGCAGACTATATTACAGAGATGTAAAGTGGATGCGGTAAAATTATAAAGACAAGGGAGGAGTTAATTAACTCCTCCATAAGGAGGGCTAAGAGATGAGTATACACGGAGTAAATGCTAGACAGCTCCAGATAATAAGTATCCTTAAGGAGGCTAAGTGTACAAATACAGCGGAGCTACAAGAGGAGTTAGGAGTATCTAGGAGAACGCTTAGAACGGATATAGCGTATTTAAAGAGAGTGTATCCAGATAAGTTAATAACCCACAGAGGCAGGTATACAGGCGGTTTAGAGTGGGTAGAGTAGGAGGAGCATATGGATCTAATAGAAAGAGTAGAAAGCTATAAAGTGTTATTTAAGGAGTGTAAAGCTCTGGAGCCTGTTAGTATGGCTCTGGCAAAGGGTTATAAATCCGCTACACCTCTCCAGAGATTGGAGATAATCAGAGAGCTAGATACAGAGCTGGCGGAGGTATACAGTGTAGAGATACCTGTTATTACAGCGTGGGTAAGAGATGATAACTATGTACACTCTACAAAGGAGATTTTCTTAGGGGAGCCCTCCTTAGAGGGGTTTCTCCATCAATTTAGGCACCACTTACAAAATAAGGCAAGGGAGCCACAGTATAAGTATTTACTGGTAGAGAATGATCCTAAGGCGGATTACAGGATCCCTTATAAGGATTGTGTGTATAGGATGTATGGGGAGGATGATGCCAGAGCGTGGGCTAGGATGGTTATTGAGTTAGCCTCATAATTGAGTTATAATATAACCACTATATAAAAAGGTAGGCGGTTATTATGAAAGAGAGCTTAGGATCATTCTGGGATGAGTGGGAAAAAGAAACAGAGCTAGAAGAAAAGAAATTAAAGGAAATGCAGGACAAGATACACAAACAGTATTTAGAAAATATGCAGGAGGAAAAGCAGATGAAACAGGAACAGATTAGGAAGATGCAGAAAAGGTATAACTTTTCTATTGAGGATGAGAGGATCCAGATAGCGTTAGAGAGGCTAGAGAGTTTAGCGGTAGATAGATTTAGGAATGATGATTATAGTGCTCAAAAGAGCTTTGATGATGTGTGGTGGAGCGTGTTACATGAGGTAGATCTGTATGAGGAGGGAGAAGAAACTGAGTTTAGATCTGTAAGGAGCGTTGAGGCTACTAAGAAATGGTTAAAGAGTTTTTCTCATTTGTGTACAGAAAAGGTACCAGAGGAATATAAGGCAGAGGAGGTAAAGTAATATGAAAATCGGAGTAAGAAAACCTAGCCTTAAAAAGGCTATCAAAGCAAGTACTACAGGTAAGGCTAAGAGAGCGGTAAAGAAAGCAGTTAATCCTCTGTATGGTAAAAAGGGTGTAGGGCTGGCAAAGAACCCTAAGAGAGCTGTAAAAAGTGCTGTATATAAGAAAACTACAGTAGGAGTAAAAGATTTACTCAAATAGGAGGGCTTAATGGATGAGCGTATAAAAGAGCTGATAGATTATATAAAAATGCTACAGGTAGCATTAGAGTGTAGCACAGATCCAGAGGATATAGAGGCAGATAATCTAATGGATGCTATCTGGGAGAGTAAGATGGAATTAAAAGAGCTGGGATATGCTGGCTGGGAGGATTTATAGGAGGTATATATGGATAATGAAAAGCAGAAAAAGGAGGTAATAGACTTTCTGGAGAGTACCTATACAGGGGCTAAAATGATGGGAGATGATGAGGTAATGCTAAGAGCCTCCAGAGCACTCTTAGCATTTAAGGCAGATGTGCATAAGGATATTTTCATAGAGGAGAATGTGCTGGAGTTTTAATACCAGAAAGAGAGAGGATCTTAGGATCCTCTTTTTTTTT